AGCCTGAGTGACAAACGTAGTTGATTCAATGATCGCCCCGGAGTACTGTTCAAGCATGTTTTTGGTACGGCTAGCTACTACCATGTTTTCAATACTTGCTTGGTAAGCATCTCTTGTTTCTTGCTTAATAGCTCGTAAATCGTTGTCTGTAGCGTACTTTTCCATACCTATTTTGGTAGATTCGTCAGCGGCTTCTATCTCAGCGGCTATAGCAGTAACAGTTGCAATGACTTGAGCTTCCTCAATCATGTTGTTTTTCTGCTCTTCAAACTCGACCTGTTGAGTAATTATCTCATCTTGGATAAGTAAACCAGTCAAATACTCTTGGGTAGATTGCTCTAAGGCAGTTTGGTACGCAGAGTTAAACGCATCTGTCTGCGCTTGCGTAACGTGGTACTGCTGACCTGTGGTGGGGTCTACAATGGTTGTAGCGCCAGTAACCATGTTAGCGGCCATTTGGCTAATAAAGTTGTCTTTCTCAGGCCCAATTAAGTCATTTATGGTTGCGGTTTGAGTTTGTAGATCCGTTTGGTTCTCGTGATCGGCTAGCACGGTAAATGAGAGGCTCATCAGGAACCATGTCAGGGCGATTTTTATAGAAAGTATACGCATCATCACCTATTAATCCTTGATTTACGGGACACGGAGTCCCTGATTCATAAAGTGCCCACCACACGCGGTAGTCTTGGCACATGACGCTCACAGCGGCTACCTTTAGCCCTAGAGCATTTAACTGTTTACTGAGCTTTAGGCGCTCACATGTCTCATCTTTTATGGGACTACCAAATGCTAATCCAAATACTTGTGTTTGTACACCCGCAGATCCACTAAACGTACACACATCTTGGTTATAACTAGGGCTACTGGGGGCAACAGCCGTGTTTACTGGCGTACCCTCCTGCGAAACAGTCGTAGATGTCCTGTTATCAATGGTTTCGGCAGACTGCTGGTTATTAGACCCAAAGTCGCCAACTGTTGCGTCCTGCGGCTCTTGAGCTAGGCTAAAAGAGCTTGCCAGCAATAGCGGTAACAAAAATAGCCGCATATAACCCCCAAATGTACTGCTCTATCCTAATAAACTTATTAGATCCGTCTTCTAACCGCTTTTCGATAGCGTCAAGCCTAGTAGCACAAAGGGCTTCATGTTTCTCTAACTGAACCAGAACCTCGCGTGCAGATAGGCGAGTCACTGTGTTTGGGTTCTTAGGTCGTCCGCGCTTTGCCATAATTAATCCTTAAACTCTTGTGATCTGTGTGTTGGCCCTTGCCCGCGCACTACTTTATCTGAAGATGCGCCCCATAATCCTGTTGCTTGTTCGTACATAGCAACGGAGTAGTTATCCATAGAATGCCCATCACGATGCGCAGACTCTACTTGAATGTACTTTTCTTTCATAGCCGCTGTAAGTGCAGATACCCAGTTTGTATCAAACAACCACGATTTACTGCCTGACAGGTCTTTACCTAGCACAATAGCTGTAAATACAGCGCCTTTATCTTTCTTTATGCCACCTATCATGGCTATTACGTGATCATCTTTTTTGCATACTATTGTTGCGCCACCATCACGTATAACTTTTAAACAGTGTATTTTAGCCCCTTCTTCTGTGGTGTTGTCATCTATTGTGCCTTCTAATATCTTGCCTTTGCAGTCATCAAATAAACGAGTAAACGTATCTAGGTCGAATGTAGGGTTATGTTCAAAAGTATACATTACAAAGAATTCCTCAATGTCACAACGACAGTATCACCATCAGCTATTAAACCAGACTCTTGATCTGTAGACCCGTCGCCGTCTAAGTCTGAATCTTGTGTTACGTTCGTATTGCTTAGCCGGTAGTGATGAAACCCACCGTTAGCGCCAAGCCCAGTGCCACCATCTTTAGTAAATGAGAAATCACTAAGTGGCATATCTGTGCTAACACCTTTTGTTGTATTGTTTACACGTAATACGACAAATAAATCATTTACGCTGTTAGTCGGCTGTGTTTGCCCTTCTGCCACAAGAAAGTGAAGCTCAAACGCTGTGGACGTATAGGTGTCCGTGCATACTTTTGCGCTCCCGTAGATATTACTATCGTTTAAAACCGCTGTAGTGCCGTTACGCAGTAGAAAGGCATTCTGGCTAACTGAACCTATTTGCCCAAACTCGTACCCTTCACGTTGTGTTTTATAACCAATAACTCGTGCTCCTGCGGTAACAGTAAACGAAGATATGTCTGTGCCAGCACCGCCGCCGCCACCTACTACGGCCATCATTATGCTCACGAGATACCGGCTCCAAAAACCACGTATGTAATTACATTGGTGGCAATGGTTAAGACAGAAATCTCTGCTAAACCGCCCGGCCCTATTGCTCTATCAGCACCAGCAGATCCCGCTGAGTATGACGTGCCTAGCGCTAAATCTATCTTGTCGTCACTATCAGTGGCTAACGTGATGCTGTGTGTAGCTTGTGCGTTTATAATCGTCCACCTATCACCCACTGATACAGTAGATCCTGTGGTAGGCAAATTAATTGTTTTAGCGCCACCCCCTGCATAGATGAGCCTACGTCCCGCATAACCTGCCATATCGCCAGCAGATATTGCGCCTGTGCTAGTTTCTACCGCGTCACTGGGTAGCAATCTAGGCGATGCCTCAAAATTACCACCAATTAGCTTTGCTGTACCTGCGCTTATGTTGGCATTTGTGGTGGTTATCGTGCTCGTGACGGCCAATGTACCTGCAATGGCTGTATCACCGTCCGAACTAGCTACCGTAAACTTGTTTGTATTTACTGCAAAATTGCCAGTTACCCCGACCGTACCACCAAAAGTAGCGTTACCTGTAACATTTGTTATAGCTTCAGACACTGCGGAACCTGTGCTAAAAAACAACCCTGCCTTACCATTAGGTAGAGATATACCACTATCAGAAGGTGTTTTTATCGTTAGGGCGTGCCCCCCAGTAGTGCCGTTATGAATAATGTAAACCTTTTGCGTGGCGGGTAACTGTATTTGTGCTGTCCCACTTAATTCACCAGTAAACTGCACGGCAAAATGTCTACCATCAGTGCTTGCGCCATCACTAATGGCCAGCGTATGGTTACCAGTTATACCAACAGACACAACCCCAGCGACTGCTTCGTCTACCAAATCAGTGACTTTAGTATTTAAAGTAGTGCCCCAAGTGCCTACATTCTCGCCAGCACCGGGCTTTATAAATTTTAGGTTACTTGTAAAAGTCGCCATTATTCAATCCTTATAATTGCGGAGGTACTGTTAAACGCGGGGAATGTCACCGTAAACGTACCGTTAGTTACTGTTTTGTCTGTCCCAAAGTCTAACACCGCTATTGTTGATTGTGGTTCGTCAGTTTGGTGTATCAACGCCCCACGAGCAGTAAATGTCACGTTAGAAAAGGTAGCATCGTTAAAATCTACGTACGCAACATTGTTTGAAACTGTTATAGATGCCCCAGTTAACGCTACACCTTCGGCAGTGTAATTAGCGCTAGTCACCTCACCAGTCTCTGTATACGCGGCGGTTGTAGCATCTAATGTAGCCGTGCTGTCATATAAAGCTACTTTAAAAGTATCCGTGTCAAAGTGTATGTCCCCTTTTAATAGGTTCTGTTTACACGCATCAGTCATTGTTTGCGTAATAGCCATCTATAACACCTCTGTTTTCGGCTGACCATTTCTGTACACATCACCTTCTAACTTACCATCACCAAGTTGTTTAAGCATTGTTAGTGAGTTGGCAAATGCTTCTTTGTACATCGCTATTATATCGGGTTCGGCTTTCATAAATCGTGCGGCTTCAACTAACGAAGCATTTAACAAAGCGGAATCCATGTTAGTACCTATCCAACTTGTACCATCATCACTCGTTGTTATTGACGTAGGGTACTTAGCGTAGGTATGTGATAAAACATACGCCGTATCGGGCGTGGGGCCAAATATAAGGCTGTTTTCACCAAACTGTGCGTAGTGCGTTGGTTTACCTCGGTTAGCCGTTAATGTGCTAGGGTAGGCTTCTTGTATAAAAGATGCTTCTTTTGGTAATAAAAACGTTATCTGATCACCGTGGTTAATTGCCATACTAATCGTATACAAATAGCCCGTGGGTGCGGTTAATGTAGCTGTGCCTTCAGAAAGACTAGACGTGTCCAGATTACGTAACGCAGGTATTTGAACAGAGCTGTGTAGTAGTTGTTCTGCTTGTGTAATAAAAAGCGTTAGCTGAGCGTCAGTAAACGTATTCTCAGTTATGTCTTGTATGTCTGTTTTTAGACCCGTAAAAGTTGTACTCATGATATTGTCACCGTTACCGTGCCTATTTTAGTATTACCCACTAATGTGTTCGGTATTAGTATGTTATCACCACCACCCACTGGGTTGTATCCGTATTGCGTCAATCTACTGCTAAAGCGGCCACTTATCCCAAAACTCATGTCGGGGCGTGGGTTACGTATAGCTTGTGGGTCAGTTACACGCACCTCACCTAACTTGTTCTGTGGGTGGTCTTTGTCAAAACAACTCTTACATACTTTTACGTTAGTTTCTCTACCACGAACCATCTCTACTTTTAGCGTTTTTAGTTTGTATTGTAGGCCACAACGGTCACATATAGCTAATGCTCGCTTACTAGATGCAAACTTATTACCCATTAGTGGTAACCAATACTAGGCACAAAACGCGCTGACGTTTTTTCCCTATCCTCTGAGGCCGCCAAAGCAAACTGCTCTTCGTACTCTTGTTTTAACATCTGCATTCTGGGCATTAGCTCAGGTATTTTCATGGCTATGTGGTACGCTAACCCTGCAACTAAACACGGTAAAAACCTAAAAGTCATGTCAGGGTTATTTTTAGTAGGATCGCCGCTTGTATTGGTTGCATCTTCTATACGACGTAGGTAAAAGTAACACAATGTGTAGGCTTTATCAGGTACAGGCCACACGTTTATAATTGACTCGTTATTTCGTTGCCCTAGCCGCTCAACAAATATTTGTAAAGGTCTGCCTGTAGCTTTCTTATTAGGTATAGCCGCGTACGTACTAACACTTACACGGTTAATTGCTAAATCAGATTGCGTGCTGGTGCCAGCATTTTCACGTATAAAATGTTCTATTACGTCTATAATACCGTCATCAGCTAGAGAGTATTCGCTATCTCCTGCCCCTAGTGTTATGGAGTTTTCAGCGATAGTCCACATGTTTAAGCCACGGTTGGCCCACTCAATGGTCAATAGGTTCATGGATCGCCGTGCAGTCCGTAAGTCGTAACCCGAACGCATTTCACGGCCCGCTCGCTCAAACGCTTCTTCCGCGATTTCCATAAAATCCATGTCAAAATTCATGTTGCCTGAAGTAGCCATAAATTACCTACGTATATAATGTTTTTTTGCGACGCTGTACTTTACCACAGCCCCTAGCAATCTTGCGTTGGCCTTTTATTAAGCCGCCTTCTTGCGCTCTAACAGTAGCGGGTTTTGTATTCTTAACCACGGTTTTACCCCCAGCGCCTTCGCGCTTCTTTTTCTTGGCGGTAGCGGCCTTCTCGCCTTTGGTTAACGAGTTAGCCTTACTGCGTGGTAAGCAACGGTCAGGGTTCTTCTTGTCTTTAGACGTGCCGCATTTGCCCTTGACTTTACCGTCAGTGCCTATGCGAACCCAATCTTGCTGAACCCACTTCTTGAGATCACCCATTACTTTTTCTTCTTCTTGCCCTTGCCGTAGCTAGGGTCTTTACAATACTTAGATGCGGCCATGTTCGCGTACGCGCTAGGGTAAGTATCAAATGTGCGTTTAGCCCATGCCTTACCGGATGGGCATATCTTACCACCAGACTTGTACCTAACTACTCCGCCCGTATTATATGAACGCATAACTACCTCATTTTACATTTACGAACGCCTTTCTTAGCAATACCGGCTCCGCGTACCTTACCCTTAGTTTTAGCCTTAGTCTTAGCCTTGGCCTTAACTTTACCGCCTTTTTTCATACCAGGTAACTTTGAAGCTGGGCCAGGAATATCGACACCACCTATAAAATCCATAGCCGCAGAGTTATCTACGTCTACGTCTACATCACCCTTACGTCGTTTGTCGCGCCTGGCATAGAAATCGTCGAACGCACCTGTTTTCTTCGGGGGGTTGTTTGCACCCGTCTTGGCGCTAGCCCTTGGACTCATTTTAGCCGCGGGTTGTGACATTGGTCTTTTGCTTATTGCCGCATCAATATTACCTGACCCTAGACTACCACCTACAGGATTTATCTTTGTGGTGCTAGCACGGGATGTAGATGCAGGTTTTACCTTAGCTAAATCGGCAGATGTGACGTCAGACTTTGGCCCCATGGCTTTTTCAACAAAGTTAGGTTTTTTGTTCTTTGAGCCAACCCTAGAGGTACCTTTTTCAATATCTGTTTGGGTCTGTAAAGTTTTATTGTCAGGCGCTTTACGGTCAAACAAATAGCCCCTGGTGTTTGGGTTTCTATCTATACCCCCACCAAATACAGGTTTGCCTTCAGCAATACGTTTCTTACGGCGTGCTTTAGCCGCCTCCTTACTCTTTTCGCGGCGTTCTCTTTCTTTTTTAAGTTGCGTTGCAGTTTTCATGCCCATGATTATTACCTCATTTTAGCGGGACGTACGCCTTTTCTGGCTATACCTGCTCCGCGAACTTTAGTTGTCTTCCCCTTGCGCGTGGCTTTTTTCTTGGCTTTGGCTTTACCGCCTACCTTACCACCTTTTTTCATAC